CCTTTTCCAAGAGAAACAACTCGATAGGATTTTTCGGCCTCAGTCATTAGTAATTCCCTGATTGTAAAGCGTCTTTACGTCCGTCAGTGAAACCCGAACACCTTAGCTCGTTATGATTTTTGGCTTCGGAGCGGATTCCTCCTCCAACTTTGCATTCAAACAGTCCTGTGCAGCTTTGGCACATAAATCCGCATACGGCGATTGCGATAAGTCGGTACATTCTTTTTCTCCCTTGTGAAACTTATTATGAAAGAAGCGGTAGAGCTTCTTATCGAGGTTGTCGAGGACGAATTGTAATAGCTGGTGCTGCTCTGGGTGAATATCGTTGGGGTTACCTGCCATCCATTTCGCTGTGTTTTCGTCTGGTAGAGTCCAGAGGTATTCTAGATTTCCATTCTTAGGATCGTAACGCCATACGTCTTGGTCCCACTGAGGAAAAGGCAAAGATAGCCTAGCTAAGTAGTACCGACGGATCACGTTCTCTAGTAGTTGTTCTTTTTTTAAGCACACAACCACATAGAATGCGTCGTCCCAGGAGGAGTGAGCATTAACACACTTCTGAATCTCTGATATGTATTCTTTGTTGACTTCTCGTTCTGTGTCGATGATGCCTTGCTTGGTGTCTATATTGGCTAGGCGTTCTACGGCCTCAGCTCCTACAGTCTTTTTGCGCTTCATACGACCTCAGCAGGTATAAGGGTGAATAAGTATGTATAGATATGTCATGTACCACATTTCCCTTTTTTGTCATAGCTTAAAAAGAGAAAAACCCCTAGAAGCTCGACACTCCTAGAGGCACTTGATGTTAGCGGTCGCCTTTATGCTTGGCATCCATCTTTGAGTAGGGAAGTGTCATACCGTCATGACGAGAATCCGTTGCGTTATGGCACACATGTTGAGCCATAGCAGCTTTCATCTCTTTGGAGGCTGGGAGCATGTAGACATCTGCATACTCGACGCCAGTCTTGAAGGCAGGCATTCCTTTAGATTTTTTCCTATCCATGGTTGCCTCCGTTAGAAACGGCCGCCAGGCTTCTTGTTCATCTGCTTGTTGTCGTCCTTAGCTAGCATATCGATACCTTCACGGCTGTCGTTATACTTTTCAGGTCCACCATAGGAAGCTTTAGGATAATCTTTCATGATGAGCTTCTCGGGAGGTTTGCCCATTCCCTTCATCTCTTTCTTGTCGCCATGATATTTTTTCATTGTTCTACTCCTAGTAAAACGGGACGTTAGTCCCAGGTTTAAAAAACCCCTATTACTATAGGGAAGTGGGCTGACCCCCACCAAGGCTGCTCATCGCAAATGCTTCTGGCATCTGTGATTGTTCACTCTGAGCAGCGGCCTCGGTTGGTGCTTCCGTTGGGTCTTCTGCTGCTGCTTGCTTCAACGCCTGGACAATGCTCAGTAGCTGTTGAATCTGATTCATGTCTATGCTCTGAAGCTCTCTCATAGTCTTGGCCATAGCAAGGCCAGCTTCTTGACGGTTCTCTTTAGACTGGCTAATGCGCTCAAGTGCCAAGGCTCTGTTCTCCTGGACACGGGATACTCTTTCCACTCCCAACCCTTGGTTGGCGACTGCTTTAGCTTGTAGATCCTGAATTTGTGCTTCGAGAACCTGCATCTGAGTCTGCATTTGCATCTGTTGAGCCTGCATTTGCTGTTCTTCTTCAGCCTGAATATCTGCGATAAGGTCCTCTTTATCCTGTAGAGTAGCAGCCTGAATGATAGTCTTAGTTGGGATAGGTAGTCCCAGTTCCTTAAGGTGAAGTAGCTGCGCAAACTGCATCTGTCGCTGCGTGGAGGTGTTGACCCCTTCTTCAATTCGGATATCGTTGTTAAGCCAAACTTTCGACTTAAACTCTGGAACAGGCTCTTCGCCCAAGATTCTTTGGATTTTGCCATAGGTATAGTTGTTCTGAACCAGCTCTACGAACACCTCCCCTAGTTGCTTTTGGCTAGCGTCTAGCTGGTCGAAGAGCACTTGGAGTGTTGTTAGTCCTGCACCCTGTCGAAGCATTGATAGGATCCCAGCCTTGTCGTCTGTGGCTGATCCTAAAAGTTCTTCGTTGACACCGCTTATTTCTTGTATTTCTTTACCCAGTATCTCCGATAACTGAATCATCGAAGGTGGAATCTGTGGAGCAGTAATCTGCTGCACATCATTCATATCAGCCTCTTGCTTCATGGCGAGCCCTTTTCCTTGGCCCTCCAAGAAGATGTCCCGTGGATTAACCATGGACGATGGCTTGTACTTGAAGCCTGAGTTCACCTGTGACTCAAGGATGTCGAGCTCGATTATCTTACGTCGGTTGTAAAGGAACTGAGCATCACGCAGGTTACGCACAACACCCTGTACTCTCCAAGGGAAGTAAGGAAGGTTCGGCTCGTAGTATCCGATGAATGGTACGAACGGATATCTGTCTATCTTGAGAGGATTCGGTCCGTTGTAGATGGTCTTGCCCTCTACGCAGACGGCTAGCTTTACAGTCGGAACCATTTGCTTTTTGACAGCGAGTTGTGGGTATGCACGAAGGAACGCTTGTAGGTCTTCGTCTTCACCCTCCCATTCTCTGGATAGGCCAATCTCTGTATCGATAAGAAACGTTGCTTCTCTCTCGGCCTTGTACCAATACTCATCGTAGGCTAGTAGATTGTCCATGCCGTAGTTATATGACTCTGCCATGTACTGAAACTTGCCATCTCTGTTGCCTCGTGCTGTCAGAGAATCGATGAAATCACCCATGTTTTCGGGAGCTAAAGACTTTGTAGCATCCTTGCTCAACCATTGCCGTCTCCAAACAAAGTTGCAGTCAGATAGGTCTTTCTTTCTGAAGTAAGGGTCAATGAGGAATGAGTTGTAGGGTACGTGGTCAACTCTGATGTCGCCCGATTCGGGATCTTTCGAGTAGTCGATCCACGTATTTAGAAGCGACATGCCAGTTGTTACACCACCATGCTCGAACGCTTCGGACACCATCTCGTCTGCATCAGCTTCTTTCATGGTGTGAAAGAGAATCTTCGACCACTGACTAGATACTTGATTGTCGTTGTGCTCCACTGGTGTAGCAATCGTGCTCTTACGGTTTCGACGTTGGAACCCCGTAATAAGGTTGCACACTCTGCGGATGCGGTTGAAGTTGAATTGTTTCTTGCGGAAAGCAGGCATGTTCCCATAGTAGTCGTCGATCATAGTCTGATCTCCAACCTTGAAGCGCATGTCTATGTCTGCTTCGCTCCAAAAACTCTGATTTATAGTGATAGCCCTAGCATACGTTTCATCAAGCATCTGCTGGACGGAGTGATCACCTTCAGAGTAGTAACTGTCGTCCTGTATACTCTTGATATCTGGCATTTGGTATCTCTCGTTTTCTCGTATTGTACATTATTATTGAAAAATACAATATTTTAAATGTCATAGCTACGATCAGAAAAATCCGACTGATTGCTGGCTATGTTGCGGACTGCTGTAATCATTCGAATCACGAAAGAACTCAGGGAGTTCTGCTTGGGCTCCGACAACATCCGAATAGATTTTATCAAGATCTTCGCTTGTCTGCTCCCCTGTAAGAACGTTTCGAAAATGCGTATAAAGCGCGTACCTTTGAGAATCCAAGCTATGGTCGTGTTCTTTGATTGGTTTGTCTTCACCCCTAAGGGATACCTTTTCGTCCCACCTGTAGGTCTGGAATTCTCTGATGGCGTTGGGACAGCATCTACAAATCTTGTATGTGCCGTTAGAGAGCAGCTTGCTCTTGAACCTAATGCCGTTGATTACGTCGTTGTCCGCATCGATGATACCTCCAAGACCTTGGCGCATCATCTCTAGCTTAAAGGAGGCAGCACTAGGGTCTACGTAAATACATCGGACGACTCTTCCCTGAATAAACTTCTTAAGGTCCTCTACATACTCGGTGTCCGTCTTTTGACGGTTCATTGCTCTGCTATCGTAAAAATATTCTTTCTCTAACCAAAGGTTGGGGTAGAACTTTCGGTTGTATCCAATGAGGCTGAACGTCGTGGGGTTGGATGTCCCGTAATCTATTCCGATAACATAGTATTCTGCTGGCCCTGGAGGAGTGTTGATTATATGATCATCCTCATCGAAGAAGTCGTACACAGTACCTTCGGCTAGGACCCACTCGCCCTCTATATACCTCTTGTACCAGAGACCAGAGTACTCTCTTTTTAAGTTATCAATGTACGTCTGGCCCAGGGATGGATTGTCATCCAGTTTAAAACGAAAGACCTTCATATCGAGGTCTTCTTTACTTAGGAAGTCAGCCTTGAGCCAATGAAATGGGCTATCAGGGTTGGTTGTTCCAAAGAGCATAGCACCTGTGACGGACAAACGAGACAAGAGCATCTTGAAAAAACCTTGGGGGATTAGCGTAAGCTCATCGCAATATGCAAGTGCTAGCGTTGATCCCTGAATTCGTCGTTGTGCTCTCTCGTCGTTGGCTCCGACAAGGTGGATGATTCGGCCTAGAATATTCATCTGGGTCGATTTGGGGGTAGGTGCTGGCATGCCCATGATGGCACAGATTTCCAGTACTACGTTGCGTTGGATGGCATCTCGTGAGACACCAACGATCATTGCTTGCCCAGGAGGCCCGTACTTGAGGGCTTGAACGAAGCGTAAGAGTGAAATAAATGACTTGCCCGAGCGAACAGCACCTTCCCAGATGTTGAGTCTTGCGTTTGACTCACGGAAGGAAGCAATCTGCTTATCACTTAGAGGCTTTGCCACCTGTATCCTCCATGTATTTCTCGAAGGATTTCCAGAAAGGATGGTCTGGGTCGTTAGCGATAGCGTCCCGAGTAGCTTCAGCTTTGATGGTGGTCTCTTCTCTGATGTCCTCCAAGTGGTAGCTTCGTTCGTTGAGGAACCGAGGCATCCAGGTCTTGAGCATCCAGCTATTAGGGTTCTTCTCCATCCCATATTGGAACATCTTACGGCCTATTATTCGCCTGGCTCTAGTAAGATATTCGTTGAAAATATTATACTTTGTTCCTAAATCGTAAATCCAACTATCAACACGCTTATGTCTTTCTGAGAATTGCGAGAGATGCCACACCCCATCTTCTTTTACGAATTTTATCAGTGATTCTCCTAACTTGTGTAGCTTTTCTTCTGTATAAACCGTTGGGTGAATATGTCCCAGAGGTCGCCCTACTCGTCGTGCTTCTGCTAGAATGGTGGTGGCCTCTTTAATGTAAGGAAGAAGACGTGGGCATTGTCTTTCCATGGCCTTAAGCCAGGTGCTTCCTTTGCCTTTATGACGGTTGAATGAAGCCATACTTGCGCCATCAACTTTCACAAATTCAACCAGCTCCTCACCTAAAGCATCCAGTGATTCTTCTGTCCATTTTTTAGCCATAATCCTACTTCTTTTTTAGTTAAGGGTTAGGGGCAGCGATATAGGAAAGGACCCCTTGGGTGCTCCGACTGCTGTTCCAGCGATGGGGATCGACTTTCCTTTCGCAATCTTCACTTTCTTCGTCTTCGTCTTGCCTTTCATCTTTCTCCCAGGGGTTGGTTACTTTGTCCATGATGCTGATCAATTCTGTCTCACTAACAGGTGCATACTGCCAGTTCTCGACACTAACACAGATCTTTCGATCAAATGGGAGAACCTTCCACTTGCTATGCACATGACCATGAAGCATCCATGTTCCAGGTGCTGACATATGAAGAGGTTCATGACTAACGTAACAGTCGTGACGACCAACCCGTAGGAAACATGCCTCTAAACACGCATCGAATCCAAGACCCATCATAGCGACTGGCTTGAAGTCGTGGTTGCCCCTGACACAGATCTTGATTCCGTTGAGTTGCTTAAGGATTTCTCTTGTGCGAGCCTTCTTATGAAAAGAGACATCGCCTAGGTGATAGACTAGATCTTCTGGTTGAATCTTCTGGTTCCAGTTGAGCATCATCACAGTATCCATCTCGTCTACTGAAGCAAACGGACGCTCTTCATACTCCATTACCTTCGAATGGCCGAAGTGCGTGTCCGAAATAAACCAAATTGTCATAGATTCACCAGCCTTTCACCTCGCTTGATTGCTTCCATCAAGTAACCAAACGCTTGGGCTGCCTCGGCAGCATTGTCGTAACTCAAACAACGTGTGTCATCAGTCTTGAGAAGTATAATTTCATCTTCTATTAGCTGGATCTCATGAAAGTCGTTAGCGTTGACAATGTTTTTACGATTGCCCCTGTGAATAATCCAAGTCATTACACACCTTCGGCTGCGTCATTCTTTAGCTGTTCAGCTTCTTCTTCTCTTACTTCTACTACAGCAGGATGTTCTGGCTTGATTGGCTTAGGCTCTTGAGGACGTACCTGCATAGATTGGGAATCGCCCACTACTTCGAGGTAATCCCATTTGCCTGATGCAACAACCAGTTTTGAGGTCAGGTGATTTTCGTCTTCGAAGAAGATAATTGTTCCTGACTCTACAGACATGCCGTGTGCTTCCACTTCTTTCTCTACGCCGTTAATGCCTACTTTGTACATTTTGTCTCCTTAAGTTTTTGTGGTGCATAATCCCTTAGGAATTCCTCACACCACTCTATTTTATCTTCTATTCTCTGTCCGCTTGGGTGGCTCTTAGACCAAAGTTCTAAATTTTCAATTCTGTTATCCAAGCTATCCCCATTTTTGTGATGAATCATCTCTTTTTTTTTTAAAAGTCGCCCCATGTATTCAATCATCACTAAATGGTGTTCGGCTACATAACCGTTGCTGTGAGAATTTTCATGATCTCTCGACAAAATGAACCTATATTCCTTCCCTTTGGATTTTTTTATGTGAACTCCACCTTTCCAATTATGATGCTTCTCTCTTGTCTTTTCCCTGCACATATCAGCCTTGAGACACCCACAACTCTGTTGTCCTTTTTGCACCAGTGCGTACGTAACCACTTCTAATTCTTTTCCACATTCACACAGACATTTCCAATACTTCTTTGTACCCGTCTTGGATTTTGTCGTTCGTCCTATTCCTACTACTTTTAATCTTCCAAACGTCTTACCCGTGAGTTCGTATGACCATCTCGATTTCTCTTGCATCTTTCACCACATATATATCTATTTGATACAGGTCTTCCACCTGCTTTCGCTTCAGCTTTCCCATAGGGAGGTCTCTCCCCTTAGCCTCCACAAATAATACATGATCCTCGGTAAAAAGGCAGTAATCGACCTTATGTTTCGATCCTCCAGGTAGATCAAATGAGGGTTGTCGTAAGAACATCCTAATTCTTCCGCTATTCTTCATAGTCTTGAGAACCTGATAGCATCGTTCCTCTAATTTGGATGGGAATTTAATCCCATCCGACTCGACGCTCGTAGCTCCGAACTTGTGTTTCACTTGTCGCTTATACATACAAGAATCCAAAAATCTTCTGTCTAGTGATTCGGCAAGTCCTTCAGGGAGAGGCGTTGTCGTTGTGAGGTTGTTTCCCATATGCTATGTTTTACTCACCTTCTCATCTACTCTTTTAAGCTCTTCTTCCCAACTCTCACACTGATTCCATGCTTTGTCTACTTGCCTGCCATGTCAGCAATATCCTCATTCTGGCGTTTGCTGCTGCTCAATATACTGGCGAATTTGGGCCGCTTCTTCGCTACAGGCTTTCCGGGTATCTCAAACTCGATCACCGTCCTGCCAGATCAACTATGTCTAGTCCGCTGGAGTCTGCCTGTATCTTGTATGCTGCAAGGATAATGGTTTGGACGAGTTCGCTGATCTCGCTGCTGTGTGTCCGGTCTTCTATTGCTTCTGCCGTGTCTCTTATGCGCTGACACTGCGCTTTTATATACCAGCCCGAGTCCATAGCTTACCCCCGTGTGAGGAAGTCCGTCAGTAATACGAAAAGGATACCTACCAGAAAGCCTGCCGCTGCTCCAGTCCCAAATAATATTTGTAGGTCGCTTGAATCGACAAGCATCAGCTTCTCCGCTGTCTTTTGACGGGGTGTTTTGTAGTTCTATTGTACTGCATTTAGGGGTTTTTGGGCCTACGTACCCAAGGCTTTCGAGCTCTTTCACGGCCGAATGGACTTCGCCCTCTGTAATATTCTTATCCCTACAAACCTCTCTAGCGGTGAGATAATGATTTGGGGCATGAAAA